ATATTATTCTTTTTATAAAAAAGGGCAGACAAGCATCAGCCTACCTGCCCCTTCTGTTATTAACTAAACTAAACTACTATGTGTAGTAAACGATGTCAGCACCAATTCCGTATTGTACACCTGCAGTAAAGCGCATTACAACACGAACATTTTGTGAACCATCAAGGTCAGCCATATCAATCAACTTCACCTCGTTGTGGTCTGCCAACAAACCTGTACCGAAGAACAAGTTTGATTTTTGTGCAGCAACCATATCGTTGTCAGCCATACCTGAACATACGAACAATTTAACGCCATCAAAAGCCAAATCGCCTCCGTTGTACCAAGTAGTACCTGCGTTGTTCACACCATTAGCACCAAGACCAGAAGCACCGAAACCTCCCAATGCACGAACATAAGCACGAGCAATGTTTTGAGATACATAGATGTACAAGTCTTCTTTGCCGTAAACTGATGTAGGGATAGCATCAACTACTTTACCCAACTCATCAATTACATTTGCAGCAGTAACCGTAGTACCTACTACATCAATAACTGAAGCATCAGCAGCCAACAAAGTAGCGAAGCCATCAAACTCACCTGCATTGGCAGTAACACCTGTCCAGATAGTTTCTTCAGTCTTCTGTGCTACTTTAGCAGCGATGTGACCAATCAAGAAGTCAGCGAATGATGGAGGAAGGCTATCAAAAGCAGAGTAACCCATTTGGATTGCTTCCCAATCATTGTGGAAATCTTTCTTACACAATTCCAAGTTTACTTGGAACTCTTCAGGCTGAAGGACACGCTCTGCCAAAGTCACAGTTGACTGGTCAGCGAAATCACAAGCAGCGTCTTTTACCAAAGCATTAGTAGAAAGAGTTTTCATTACTTCTTTATACTTAACATTTGGCTTAACTGTGATACCACCACCTTCAATGGTATCAGCACTCAACAATGCAGCAGAAATATATTTCCCTGCAAACTCACCTTGATAGGTTGTCGTAATTGATGTTGCCATTTTCTATTTATTTAATTATTGATTGTTGTACTTGTTTAAACTTTACGAAGCAACTCATCTAAATCTTGAGTCACTTTATAATAATTGTCTAAAATGGTTTGGTATTTAGAAAGATTCACATCTACTCCTAAATCACTTGCCATTTTCTCTGCATTGTTTATAGCAGTCAAGAGGTCTACGGATTGTTGAACATTTCCCTTAACTCTTGCTTTAAGTTTTTGAGCCGCCTCTTCAAACTGCATAATAGCACTTCTATGGTCAAAGGTAATTTCCTTTACATCTCCAGAAAGTCTATCTAAATCATCCATCAAAGCCAACTCAACCTTAACCTCTTCGGATAGTTCAGTAGACACTTTAGCAGACAACTCTGCCCAGATTTTCTCTACTTGTTTCATTATCCTAATTTGTCAAAGATTCGTGATAGTGTGTCTTTCTGCGCTCCTTTAGAGAACTTGTGCATCTCTACTGGTTTGCTATCTGGAGAGTGCTTAATAGGCTTTGCAGCAGGTTCATCAGCAGACAAGTCTACTTCTTCCTCCTTAACCTCTTCACTCATCTCTTCTTCTTTAGGAGACATCATTGCTTTGATTTCATCAATCATACCTTTGAGTTCATCCATAGCAGCAGATAGTTCTTCTTTGGTAGCGTAAGCCATCTCTTGCTCCTCCGCTTCAACTTCTTCAGTAGCCTCTTCAGCCTGTGGCTCTTCAGCAGGTGCTTCTTCTTCTGTACGAACTTCAGCAATGATACCTTCTTCTGCTACAACAAGCATACGACCATCTTCCAAAGTGTACTCACCGATAGGTAGAGCAATCTTCTCATCTTCTTCAGTAATGATGAACACCTCTTGGTTAGGCTCAAATGCTTCGGCTTCAATAGTAGTGCCGTTCTCCAACTTCATAGACTCTAACTTAACCTCATCTTGTAGGTTAAGCAGTTCCATAATCTTGCTTAATGTTTCTTGTGATTTCATATTATAATAGACCTTTCATTCGTTCAATCATCTTGTTTGATGCACTCGCTGGATTTGACATATAGAAGTTGTAAGCCAACTTGTACTCTGGAATACTATTAAGGTCTATACCAAGCTCTTTAGCAGAAACCTTAATTTCTTCCATCATATTAGAAACCGTTTTCAAATTAGCCAAGTGGTCTTCGCCACTCGCAACACCAACTTTGGCAGCAGATTGTGCTTCCATATAGTTTCTAACCATAGCAGACTCATCTGCACGAGCCTTTTCTACAAAAGACTTTAAGTCCGAGACCGAAGCCAACTCCACCTTCTGTGTAGAGAGCTTTGCGAATACCGCCTTTTCAGTTTTGCCTTGTTTCATTGTTATAGGTTTTGAGTTCGTTTAGATGCGTTAACTATACTGTCATTCATTTTACGGAATGTGCTAATACGCTTCTCAACACTACCTAATTCGCTTGTTGAGTTAATACCAAGTTCTTTTAGAGCCTTCTTGTATTCTTCAACATCCGATTGTAAGTTATTAAGTTCGTTTTCAAGTCCAACAGACTTTTTGTTCGCCTCTTGCGAAGCTGCCTCAAACTCATTTCTTACTCGCTCAATCTTTTGAGATAGGCTAATGCTTTCTTTCTCAATAGCAGAAATCTCACGAAGTAGATTTACTTCTTGAGGTTGTTGCTCTTCGGCTAATTTAGCCATCACCTTATTTAGCGATATTCTTTTCATATTAAGTTAATTGTTTAAGTGTATAAGTGTTAGATTTTTAACGCTTCCTTGATTACTTGAGTAATAGCATTGAGTTTTTCTTCTGCCTCCATCTCTTTCGCATCTTGCTTACTCGCCTCTACCTTGTCTACGAAGTATCCCTCAATAGAGAAGCCCTTAACACGACCACTCTTCACATAGTCGTTCCAGATTTCATCATTGTGAACCTTCATACTAACCATCCAAGTGCCTACAGGCAAGTTCATACCATACATCTTGCTCTTGTCTTGCTCACCTTCTATAATCCAACTCTCTACAACACTTAAACCTGTGATGTCTATTTGGTGTTCTAATGTCGCTTTGTTTTGGTTGCCGTTGATGAAGAACAATTCACTTGCCTTTCTTACCGTGTCTTGCGAGAAGTAGATGTAATATTCATCCTCTCCGTTTCTACGATAGATAGGTTTATTGGGTACAAGGGCTGCGCCTAAAAGCACACGCTTGTCCTCATCAATGGTTTTTAATTCTACTCGCTCCTCTTCCTTGAGGGCAATGAAGTCCTCCTCAATAGCAGGGGACTCTACGATACTGATGGCTTGGATACCTGCTTGGAGGCTACCCTCATCCAATAAAAGTTCTACGATTCTCATTATGGGAATGATACTTGGTTAATTCTATTTCTGTCTAATTGTTGTTGTGAGGTAACATCGCTTCCTACAACATATGCCTTTACAGGATTTCTTTGTAGTGACTCCAAAATCGCATTCTGCCCTGAAGTGCCTACCAAGTTAAACGATGGTGACATACTTGGTGCAGTAGCACCGCCACCTCCTCCTATGTTAGTATCTACACTACCACTCGCTTGGAATTGTTGTCTGGCAATAGCCATTACTTGTGCCGCACCTGTGGCTGCTGCAATCGCAGCGTTAGCAAATCTAAACGATTGTGTAGGTGAAGGGTCAGTAGTCTCCGCTAAAGCCTTTGTAACGGCTTGTGAGGTGTTTATTACTGCGTTGGCTATACCTGCTGCCTTATTCACAAGAAACGCTTTCTTGGCGTTCTTTTCATTATCCCCAAAAAAGGCTTGTGCAAGGTCGTTAAGTGCGCTAATCGCATCTGTAGACATCTGCACCTTTGCATCTTGTACCTGTTTCTCAAGGTCTCTACGCTTACGAGCCTCCTCACCTTCTTGAGCAGTACGCTCTGCATTCAAGATATTGATTTCACTAACCATATCTTGGTAGGCTTGAGTACCCTCTACATATAATGCTTTCTGTTGCTCTAATGATGCAAGTCTACTATCGTACAATTGTTGGTTGAGTTGCTCCTCAAGTTCTAATTGTTTTTGTAGATTCATCTCTGCTTCAATAGCAGCCTCTGCTTCTATCTCTGCCACCTCTTGAGCATTCTCTTTCTTGCTTATTTCAAGGTCTACTAATTCCCTTTGTAGAGCCATCTCATTCATCAACTGCTCACTACGGAATCCTGCTACTTGGGCTTGTACACCTGAAAGTTCATTTACCGCAGCCATATACTCCTTCTGGAACTCAACATTATTCTTGTCAAGAGAAAGTTGTTGTGCTTTAGCGTTTACTATTCTTTGAGCATTCTCAAGCATTACCTTTTCTTGTTCCTTGAGTACCTCTCCTAATTCCTCATTAGCCTTGATGCGCTCATCCATTGATAAGCGTTCATCATCTCTTACTTGTCGTAATTTCTCTGCCTGTAGGTCGTACTTTTCAATCAAGCCTTGCATCCGAACCTCTGCCAACTCCGATTGCTTATTTACTTCGGTCATTGCTTGACCTTGCTTGACCGTTTCCTTTACATAGTCAACCGTTGCAGAAACCACTTTCTTTGTAGTATCTACAATCTTGTCAAAAGACCCATCTACACCTGTAAGCACATCTGTAAATTCTTTACCTGCGCTCTTTACATCTTCTAACGCACCACCAAAATCTCCGCTAAAGAACTTCTTCGCAGCACTACCCAAGTAACCTAATGTATCAAGCGCACTATAAAATCGCTCCGTGATATTCTCTGCAAACGCCTTACCAAAATCAATTAAGGCTTGTTTAGGGTCTTCAAAGATTGCCTTGAAGTAGTTTACAATAGAACTACCACCACTACCACCAATCCACTTGGTGAAGTCGCTAAAGGCTACCTGTAAAGTATTGAAAGTGGTATTGAAGAAGTCTACGGTCTTTTGGTTGTTGTCAAACAACTCCTTGAGTATCCCCATTGCTTGTAGCAACAATCCAATACCTGCCGCTTTGATAGCAACACCCAAACCTTTGAATCCTGCACCTAAACCCTTGATGCCCTTTTGAGATTCTTTAGCACTATCGCCAATTTCTTTGGTATTCTCGGCAATGCCCTCAACAGATTCAGCAGTCTTGTCAGCTTGTTTCTGGGAAGCCTTTAACGCCTCAATGAGTTCATCTAACTTCTTCTCAAGACCAGAAAGGTCTGCACCTATGATTATATTCTTCTCTATTGCCATTTGCTCAATGCTTCTTTAAGAGTGCGAGGGTATTGGTACTTACCTTTGGCGGTAGTAATGTCCTCAT